AATGATAACCAATATCATATACAGTTTTATCTTTATCAAGTCTTTTCTTATATGCTGGAATTGGTAGACGCCAGTTTGAATCTAATAATCTTTGTGGACCTATTAATATACGAGCATTATTAGTACCACCTGAATGTTCTTTAGATGATACTATCTCATTGTTATAACCAAAAGATGCACTTTCTATTTCTTTATCAATTACATCTATGACAGATTCTGTATTTGCTGATTTAGAACCTGAAGTGAAATCTTTACCACCTTCATTCTCATGTATATATGTAAAATATTGTATTGGTGCAAATGGTGGGAATTTTGTAAATACTTGATTTTCAAAGTTAGAACTTGTTTCGTCTAATCTCATCATAGTTTTGCCTTCATGTACTGGATGATATATGTTTACACCTCTTACTGCTGGAAAAGTTTCAATCCAACCTGCAACACATATATCCCATGCTAAACCAAAATTAATCATGTCAGTATTAGATATATCAAAATAAAGCGGTATATCAAAATTATATTTGACATGTTTATAATCACCTAGCAGTGAACTGTTTGGACCTATGTAATCCTTTGTAAGACCATCTAATATACTCATAATATATTTATTACCTTTATAAATCTGTGAATGATCTTGTCTCGCAGAAGTAGTTATAGCTTATAAGTGTATTACCATGCTCATCTTCTAAATGTTTATCAAATAAGCCAATAGTAAGATTTACTTTATTCCATTTTAAATATTCTCTACATTCATATACATTATTAAATTCTTTTCCTGGCCAATCTGTTTGCATAGTAATTGGATTCCCTTCATATATTAATAAAGCTGTAATTACTACAATTGTTTTCATCATTTCTGCCATCCTTTTATAACACTATCAGAGAAGTTATTATAACTGAATTCTAATCTGTCTACAAATTTTACAGCTTCACCTTTCTTAGAGTTGATAGCTACATAACCTTCTGGATTGGTCACCTTAAAACCTTTACTTGTTTTTACAAATTGTTTTTGTTTATCTAGTGACACTAGTTTTTTTATTATCTGAACCTTAGCTTGTGTAATAAGATCTACATATTCAAATGCAGATTTTAAAATGGCAGCATTCTTACCAAGTTCAGAACGTAGTTGTTTCTTTGCTGCTCTCTTAGAGTCTATTGCTTTATCTGTCTTTAGCTTGCTGATTACCTTATCCTCATAGTACTTATCTACATACTCAATATAGTCTTTAACAGGATTTTTTCTTGCTGTAGGTAATTGACCTTTTCTAATATTTGAATTAATGAATGTTTTTATGCCTGCACCAATAGCCGCTTGTGGTATCATAGACATAATATCTCTAAGCTTATTAAATTTACCAACCTTACTTTCTGCAGCACTTAACAATTTTTCTACCTTTGCTTTCTCTGAACTAGAAAAAGCTACATTAGCACCTTTAAAATAAGCATCATCCATCCATATTCCACGATGACCTTTTAGTTTCTTGACATTTACACCAAATCTTGCTTTCATAGTTTGTAAAGACTTACCTGAATAGGTTGTATGCCATACAACACCAATATTTGCATTCCTAATTTGTTTACCTACTTCGCTTTCAGCATCCCAAGCATATACAATAGTATTAGGATGTGCAGTAATATATCTTTTACCATCAATAGTTTCATACTTCTGATCTCCTTTTGTAAACATGAGATCACCTTGTAATACAACACCTTTAGGTATACCAATATTCTGAAACTCTCTATGAGCGATTGCTAGTTTTTTACCAGTCTTGAATTTAGAAGCATCTGCTGGTCCCTTGTATAATAGTGGAGTTTTATTAAAAGCTGATTTTGTAGATACAAAGAACTGACCATCAGAAGGGTCAATACCAGCAAAAATTGCAGGAGCTCCGTCCCATTTAATCGTAAGTGCAGTTTCACCTTCACCTACACCATCTAATACATTTCTGCATGATTGTATTGCAGCCATTGCACCAGCATCACCTCTTTCAAATATGTCTTCATCGACATGTGTAAGATGTAGATTCTGCTCGCTATTAGCCATTTCCAATAAGTATTCATTAACCGCCAAATTCATGTCCTGCAACTCTTTTCATTTGTTTTTTAAATTCTGCAAAAGATGGTTTATCTTTATATAGTTTGATACTAATCTCAGGTCTATCCTTTCCTTTAATTCTCCACATTAGACCTTTGTCTTTATGTTCTTTCTTAGTAGTCTTTACTACACGTCTTTTATAACCAGCTTCCCATGTTTCTGTACCTTCACCAAATTCTTCTGATTTTTTATTTGCATCAATCCATGATTGATATGTTTTATGTGCTGCAGCTAAGTCTTTCTTTTTCTCTGGGTCTTTAGCATCTCTTGCTGCAAACTTAGCTCTCTGTGACATTGCAATTGCTGCTTGCATTTTATGTGCATCTGTCTTACCTGAACCTTCAATCTTATTTAGACTTTGTTTTGCTTTAGCTGCGTCAGTAAAACCAAGACCGTGAATAGTACCTTTAGGATTTTCGTCAGTATATAGATCACTATGTTTACTGCTGTTTGCTTTTTGACCTGGTTTTCTAGGAACTCTTTTACTATCTTCACCAAAAGAACCAAAACTAATTAGTTCTCTATTTGATATGATCTCAAAGAAAGTCTTTGATTCTTTCTGATTAATTTTATTATAGTTGCTTAACTCTACTTCTGACATTGTAGGTCTATATGTAAATACTCTTTCTAATGGATTCAACATAATTTGACCAGTAGTTCTCATTACACCTTTACCCTTATTGATCCTTATAGGATTCATCTGTGGGTCTTTTTCAGGTGCTACACCTAAAGCGTTCAATAATGCTTGTGGATCCTTTGCTTTCTTAACTTCTGCTGTTGCAATTTTTAATCTGCTTTCTGAAGATAATCTATCAGGTTTTTGTTCTGGATCCTTCATATCGTATCCAGTCCATGGTAGTTCAATACCATGATTTGTTCTTACACATATATCTTTTGGTTGTATTTTCTTAACTATACTATGATACTTTTGATTGGGTTGTTCATAGTTTGTATATGCTGATTCGATAAGATAACATTCTTTACCATCTGTAATAATAGTATTACCAGGAATTTGTGAATCTAATAAGGATTTGACTGCACCTTTTACAGTCTTTTGATATAGTGCTCTTCTAATTCTTTGACCATCGGGTGATGTCCAGTTCTGAGAATCAGATGCTCTACCACCACCTTCTTTCTCATCTTTCTTTACCATTACGGAAGCAGAAACTATTGATAGACCTGTTTCGTTAAGGCCTTCACTATAACCAGTAGTAGTATCTCGCAGGAATAATCTTTCGATTCCAGATCTTTGTGACTGAACTAATTTTACCTCAGTAGGATAATTACGATCTCTATTCTTAACTAATATCCATCCGTGGCCTTTAAAGTGCTTTGCAGCAACTACACACATTTACTCACCGTTTAAACGAGTATTTACAGTGTCCCAATTAATAATATCAAATACAGAATCTATAAATGCTGCTCTATCATGACCATAAGTATATGCATAAGCATGTTCCCAACAATCAATAATCATAGCCACATTATCTACAATTCTATAATTAGGTATTATATTCACATATCCTTGCATGTTCATAAATACCCATCCAGAACCTTGTAATCTAGAAGCTTGTTCTTGTACTTGCTTCTTAAAATTATTAAAGTTCCCATATCTTTGTGTTATGATATGTTCCGCTTTTCCAATAGGGACATTGCTATCTCTTCGTTCCCTTAAATTTTCGAAGTACAACTTATGAAGATGTGCTCCGGCTTTATTAAATGCAAAATCACCAACACCTTGGTTGAAGTCATCTACAAGTTTTTTGTAGATCTTATTATAATGTATGTCAAAACCAACCTCATTAATTGCTGGTTTTAATTGGCCTATATCGTGACCAAACTTCACGCATTCCAATGGTGACATAATTTACTCCGTTATCGCTTTAGCTTTTTCAGTTAGCTCTTTTGCTAGACTATTTAATTCTTTTACTTGTTCCTTTAAGCCCTTTGCCTGCGATAATAGATCTTCTTTTTGTTCTTTTGGAGTTGGTTCTGGAATTGGCTCGGATACGAGTCCAATATCTGGATATGCAGCATTTACTACATCTAATGTAATGCTATACTTCTCATCTAACTTACCATCTTTAGCTAATACTATTACATTAGCTTCTTCAAGATCTAATGCATCTAACATTTCAATAAAAAGATTTTCTCTTTTCAATTCTGGTAATTGTCTACCCTGTGCAGAGTCTACAAAATTAGGAAACATCTTTAAATAAGACCATAACGCCTGTGGTGAATCACCATCTTTTCTTTCCTTATCAAAAGGTGGTTCACCTTCTGGTAGAAGAGACTTTATAGATCTATCAAAGTTCCATCTCAATACATACTGTAATGGTGTATGATTGTTGTATTTAGTGTTGATTAAATCAACCTTTCTTTGTTTAGTAGTACATGAATCTAATTCTTCTAGAATCTCGTATACTTGTGCATCTTGTGTTTTCATAATATCCCTTATATGTTTTTTCTTACTGTGTCAAATGCTTTTTTAGCATCTGGTTTTTTAATTAATGATGGTAAACCTTTCTCAAAAGAATCATAGTCATCATCTTTTGCGAACTGTCTCATCTTACTTGCAGACATTCCAGATACACCTTCAGCGTCAGGGTCTCTTTCACCTGCAGATACTATAGTTATACTAGAATATGTGTAATCTTTTCCATTATATTTGTTTAAGAGTGTTTCAAATTCTGATACTCTATCTGATCCTACAACCAATACCATATCATCATACTTCTTTTCAAGCTCTTTCATAAGCTCAATAATAGTTCTACTCTTATGATCTTTTACAATAGTACCAAAAGCTTTCTTTGCAAGCTTCAGTTTATCTCTGTATGGAAGGGGATCTTTGGGTTTCTTGAATGTTTTTGTTAGATAAATGAAAGGCTTCCCTTTATGAATACGGGAAGCCTTTCTTACTTTGTTAACCAGTTTCTCATGACCAGCAGTCGGTGGGTTCATTCTGCCCCATGTAATAACCGCTGTTGCCATAATTAACTACCTTTAGATTTTAAATTTAGCTGCTGGTGCATCTACTACTGTTCCAGCAAACTCAATATCTTGACCTTTATGCTGTTGGTTTGAAGTTGTATATTTCCAAGCTGCTGTACCGTCAAAACCTTGCCAGTTTCCTGATACCGGACGAATCTGAATATCATTGTTTCCAGCTGTTTTACCAGTGACATAGCCTTCATAATAAACACCACCACCTTGAACTGCTACAACATAGTCTCCTATGCCACAGTCAGAATCTCTAGTTGCGAAGCTTAATGTGTATATACCATTTTCAACCTGAACATCAGTAGAAGTTCCTAGGTCTGTACCGAATACGCCTTCACCATCAGAATCTGCAATTGATGTAGTTCCTTTAGATGAATCACCTTTCATGTACCAACCTGGCAGTGCTTCTAGAATCTCTAATGATTTGACTGTTCCTTTGTTTCCATCGGAATCGCTAGTAGCTACTGTATTTGGGCTGGCTTTTGTAGAAGTGACTGCGTGAGTGACTCCAAAACCGCCGACTGTAGCTAATGTATTATCGTCAGAATCAGTAGTTCCAGTGGTAGTCGTATCAATAGATCCAACATACTGCAGAGATGTCTCTGAGTCTGAACCTCTAAATACGAATGGTTTTCTATAACCTTTATATGCCATTTGGAGTCTCCTTAAATAATGTTAAATTGTCGACAATATATTTATTATTTGCGAACTTCAAAATCTGTTAAAGATTCTAAATGTAGCTTCATTTGGTGTTTCATGAGATATGACATCCATGACTGTATAGAACCAAATGTATCACCATTATATTGCTTCATGATTTCATCTTTTTTCAGCTCGGGAGTCTCTGCAAGATCAATAAGTGTCTTATTTCTAATAAATCTACGTTGTACTTGTAGTGGCCATTCTAATGGATCACCTTTTAACATTGTCATTTGTTTCTTTGTGACTGGTGTTTGTCTAGCACCTTCAGTAATAAGTACCTCATCTTCAGATAATACATTTGGAACACCATCACCAGTATCACCTTTGCAGATCTTTTCAAATAGTTCTACTTCAGGATCATCTGACTTAACCCATTTTTTCTGTATGTTTGACCACTGTTTGACATTTGGATACTTTTGTAATTGTTTGAAATCACCATCAGGAGATACAATAAGAGTAGGTTCTGGTTCACAATCTTCAGGCCCAGATGTCTTTTCTACAACAGTACCAATACAATCATCAGCTTCACAT